AGTACAATATCATGTCTTGTTGAGCTAACATACAAGAACTTTGAAGCATCGACCTTTCTAAGTATCAATGCTAATTTTCTTAGATTTGTTTTCATTTTGTGTTTTGTTTTAGTTATTTACTCTTCTTCTTCTTCATTCTCATCTTGATCATCATCTTGATTAAGGTATTTGTCTAATTGTGCTTCCCAGTATCTATCATAGGGATCACTTCCGTAACATCCTGCCATATTTGTGTTTTGTTTTAGTTAGTAGTCAGAACAGGATTCAAACCTGTATCTCCGTTGGTTGCTACCTGGTATGTTGTACTTATTACACCACCTGACTAAGCCCAAAGGCTCTACTTATTTTCTAATACGTCAAAGAATCATGTTACAAATATAAGTATTAATTATTAATCTGCAACTATTTCTTTAAATTTTTCTAAACTTTTTATTAAATAATATTTGAAGCCTTGGTTTTCAACAAGCGTTTGGAACTCTTTTTGTTTGTCAGATTGCCTTCCAACGTCTGTTTTTACTTCGATAAAATACACGTTACCAAAATGTATCATAATTAAATCAGATACACCCGAAAACAATCCTGTTGCAATTTTTCTCATTTGTTCCTTTGCATCTTTTGAATCATTAGGTACTGAAAAAATTAAATTTCGTGGATCATGTTTCTTTAAACAATAATTATTTCTATACCATATTACTATTTCCTGTTGAATTTTGTCTTCACTTTTCATTTGTACTTTAAATTAAATTGTCTGTTTGCCCATCCTTTTTTATAGCCCATATATTTCTCATAAGCAAAATAATCTTCTTTTGTTTTCAATTGGTGGAATATCCATGATACTTTGTAACCTTTTGCTTTTTGTATCATTTCTAGTTCTTTAAATGTTGCACCTTGTATTTTAGATTTTAAAGCGTTTGAAGATAGTTTTTGTAATTCTACAATTACATCTTCCTCTTTTTCCTTTTCGGACTTTTCAAACACGTGACCACATTCGGGACAATCCATAATTCTTGCAGGCATAAGGTAGCAACATTCTGGACATTCTTTTATTGGTGCAGCACCTTCTTTTTTTTCTTTTTTCTTTAAATTCCATTTTCTTGGTGCTTCCCAATAGTGATGTCTTTGAATGTTATTCCCAAAATCTAATATTGTAAATTCGTTCTTTATTGGTGTAACTCTCGAACCACGTCCTACCATTTGAAGAAATAAAGGCAAAGACTTTGTAGCCCTGTATAAAATTACAACTTCAATAGTTGGGCAATCAAAACCCGTTGTCAAAATTCCGTAGTTTGACAAAATTGCACCAGGTGTATTTTCAAACCATTCTATAACTTCATCTCTATTATTCATGTAACAATCCACATGCTTTGCATTTAGGCCTTTATTTACAAATGAATTTACAAGCTCAACCGATGAATCCCTACTTGGTGCAAATATTATTGCTTTTTTACCGTTGCAAATTTTTGTATAATTATCATACACGCCGTGGTAAAGTTGTATTTCTGAATATTTATCCGCCATGCTTTTCTCATCGTAATCTCCAGCTTTTGTTTTTACACCTTTTAAATCGACTTTAACACCATAAGAAACAGGAGTTGATAAATTACCACTGTCAATTAAATCGGGGGTATCTATAACTTGTATAATGTCATCGTAAAACTTTTCTAAACTTAGTTGTTTCCCCTCTCGGTGTGGTGTTGCAGTTGCACCTATTACATACGTTTTTTTATTTATGTAATCAAATAATCCATCAAATATAGATTTGTGAGCTTCGTCAATTATGATTAAATCTAAACTATCAATCCATTCTTTTAATATTTCAATCCTACGCATTACCGTTTGAATCATTCCAACAAATAGATTTTCGTTTAAATCTACTTTTGAATTTGGCTTTATCAATTGCGGCTTTAATCCTAACTTTAACAATACGCTATCCGACTGAGAAAACAATTCCTTTCTATCTGTTAAAATAAGTATTTTTTTGTTTTTTGTAAAAGCGTTTTTACACATGTAGGAAAACATAACAGTTTTTCCAGAACCTGTTGGGGCGCACAAAACTATTTTTTTGTTTCCTTTCTTAAATGAATTTTGCAATCCATCTACATATTGTTTCTGATATTCTCTAAGTTCTAAAACGGGCATTCTTCTACTTTTTTAAATTCGTTATTACTTGTAATTTCAAACCATCTTTGACCATTTGAATTTCCTTCCGTGTATGTCTTACCATAATAAGCGCAATACTTTTGTATCCAAATTGTAAAACGTTTAGACTTTAACCAACTTCTAAAATCTTTATGTTCCTGTAAGAAATTTTCAAAGCAAACACTTTTAATTAATCTACTATCTTCTTGTACGTTCCCATCTCCAATCCACTCTAAAAACTCAGAAGATGTTTCATTGATTAATTTTCTATGCTCTAAATTCGTAAAGTCAAATGGTACTAATCCTTTTTCAAGATAAAACTTTTGGCAGTTAATCATAAAATGGTCAAACCTTGCCCACTCATTTTCGTCCCAATCATCGAATAACATATGACCAAACTCGTCTAAAGGTGTATGATTTGCGTTAAAATAACTACTCATTTCAACTTCAAACTTCCTACGTTCAAAAGAACCACCAACCCCTCCAATAGTGTAGTTTGTTGTAATAACGATTTTAGGTGATTTAGTAACAGGTAGCTTGATTGCGTCTTGCCCTTTATATTCTAAGGTTATACCCTCTGTAATTAATGAGAATAAAGATTCAAACTGAAAGTTCTTTTTAACGTCATCAAATACTAAAAGTTGTGTATCAACAGGAACCGACTGGTAAGGGAATGATTTAGTAAATTCAAACGTTTTACCATCTATTGCGGATACTTTTTTCATTTTACCTAACGCATTCCAAAACAAAGACTTTCCCGAACCACCGTTTGGATTGTCAGAAATTGTTTCATCGTTGAATATTATCGCTTTATTGTTTGCACTTGTTTTATAGGAGTGCATCAAGTAACCAATTACAGATTTTAAACTTTCGTATTTATTTTTATTTTGTGATGAAGCTAACCAAAGAAATCTTCTAAATTCTGAGTCGTGGTGGTCTGCATCTATAAAGTCACGGTCAATAACTTGTTTTTTCCAAACAAAACCTTTTAAGTCTTCATAATTCATTTTTTGGTAACCATCTTTAAATACTTTAATTACACAATTACGATAGTATAAAATTGCAAAGTCAGAAGCATCTTCTTCAATGTTAAATTTTGCTGTTTCAAGCATTGATAAATATTGCGGTGTAAAAGACTTTGTACTACCTGCAACTAAATCAAAAGGCTCCAAACTATCACTACTTAACAATTCGTTTAGTACGTGGTCCTTAATTTGAAATTCTGTTACTTCGTCAACAAAATTACCTTCCTTAGTTATGAAAGTAAAAGTCTTTGATTTATCAATTGGAAAATGTTTGAAAAAGTTTTTGTTTTCTAAATAGAATTTAAATTTGTGGTGTGACACTACTAACTTCCCCTCCTCATTGTGACTCCAAAATTTGTTAACGTCAATTTTACTTTTTTGTGCATTTATCTCAGTATCTAATTTCTCATCGCTTAAGTCAGGAAATGATTTTTTAATATAGTCGTTTGTCTTACCGACTAAAATCATATTTGAAATGGTCTTTAATTTAACCTTATCTTCAAACTGTTTTGTCCCAAAGTTAGCGGTATGCTTATAAGCTGAGTTTATTAATGCTAATATTTCTTTACTATCAAAATCCTTTTGCTCGTTTGCTAAAATATACCTTTCAGCAATAAATCTTTCAACTCCAAAATCATTAAATGCAAGTGCTAATTTATGAAAGGAATTGTTACGATTTACACCGTTGTAAGACTTCTTAAACCATACCATTAACCTATTTGCTATTTGGTCCTGGTCTGTTAAAGGAATGTTTGTAACTACTCCTAAAGTACTGTTTATTTCAACAAGTTCAGTTCTTTCAAAGTCAACGTATAAATCAGATTCTAAATTAATATAAATTGTTGGGTCGTATGATTCAAAACAAAGGCGGCTAATGTCAGCTCCCGAAGTATCTATCGTGTCACTACCGTAGTTATCATTTACCCAACTAAAATGCTTTATAATTGATTTATAGTACTTGTTATATTCGTCATTGGATTCTATACAAGGTATTTTAACCAAAGCCTTTAAACCATCTCCAGAAGGACTTATCCAAGTAGAATAAACATAATTGTCTTTTGATAATTTATCCTTTAACTCTAAAACTAAATCATAGCTTTTAAGTTTGTCAAAATCCAATATACATAAACCACTTGCCTTTTTTAAATTATCCTTTGACCTTGTGGTAAATGTACCTGCAAATGTAACAGCAGGCAATTGTAATTTGATTTTAGATTTCTTTTTTGAATCTAATTCTGACCTTACTAATTCAATTGTTTTTTTACTGTCTCCATTTCTAATACGGTCTAAATAAAACAATACGTTTTTTGGTCTTCCTATCGGTGTGTTCTGATAGGCATCCTTGTAAAAATCAACATTCATAATTTCTATAAAATAAAAAACCTCGAGTATCGGTGGTGGAAGTCACTTCAACTCGAGGAATTTATAAAAAATTTCTTACTGTAGCTTCCACTCTACAAATGCAAATATAATTAATTATTTTAATTAAATACAAATATATTGTAATTTATATTCATTCTAAATAAGGTGTGATTTGTACTTAACAACACATATAATTTACGATTCGCACTGGATGTGTTGCGCAATCTGTACTATTATATATTGCTATATATTAATAAGTTACAACTAAAAACAAGCAAATAGTACACATTTTTTCTATTTTTCCGACAACTTGTTTCAGCAGTAAGAATAAATATATTTTTTATATAAATAAATATATAATAGTACCCTAATATATATAGTATAGAAGGTTTCAAAGTGTACTTCGCACTATTTGGTATTAACATATTGTTTTGTAGTTATTTAAATGAGTACAGATTGTTTTTAAAAAGTACACACAACAAAAAAACCGACTTGTTAGGTCGGTTAATTATTCACAGAGTGTCATTGATGAAGCTCTGTTATCACCAATTGTAGCATTCTCCTACTTTCTGACTAAATTCATAATTTCCGTTATTGTTACCAAACTTTCGCTGTTCACCTGAACAATCGTTTATTGTTATTGCACCGCCTGAATGTTTTATAGGTTGCCCAGGTACTATTATATCAAATCCTGGCAACACTCTAACGATCCTATCACAATTACAATCCTTAATAGGTGTTTTTGCTACTTCTTCTTTTGAGCATCCTACCATTAGCAAAGATGCTGCTATAATTATCTTTTTCATCTTAAAATATTGTTAATTGGTTAGTTTTTTTATTTTGGTTGTATACACCTAAAGCGACTTCAAATATTGTGCGCCCTGCTTCATAGTCTACTAAATTTCGAGCCATTTTAACTACTGATTGCTCACCTTTATATTGTTTAAAATCATAGTCATGAAACTTACATAAAGAATCTAATTCATTTTTTTCTTGTGAAATTTTAAAGCCTCTATCATTACATTCATTTGGCAAATTAAAATTAGTCCAGTATAAATGTCTGCCTCTTTTTTGCGCTTGTACCAAAGGCTCGTAATAAGGAATAACATTTTCTACAACAAACTTACCATGCTTATAATAATGTTGTAAAAAAAGTATTTCTTCATATAATTTCATGTCCGGATAAACAGCTTGTGTTGTTGTTTCATAATTTGAACTATTCCAATATCTTGCTCTACTATGTGTCGGGCAAGGTGGTGAACTCCATATAAAATCAAACTCTTTGTAATGGTCTAATAAATATTGATGCGCATCTGCAACTATTACCGTATCATTTGGGAATCTTTCTTGATATAATCGAGCTGCTTCAGGGTCTAACTCAATTGCTGTAACTTCAATTTCAATTCCTTTTTCTTTTGCTACTTCATCCCACTTGTAACGGTTCCCCCCCAAACAAGCATATAAATTTAGTACTTTCATTTTAAAACTTTTTTAACATTTGAATATATCCCTCTTCCTCTGCGTAGCCTATTTTCTGCAAGAATACATAATAATCGCCTTTAACGTATCTTTTATCCTGCCACGTCTTGTAATACTCTACACAAGCGTCAACGCTCTTAAATCGCATTAATTTGCCTTTTAACGTAAACCCGAACGCATTGTTATACTCTCGAAATGCTCTGCTCTTACCGTTACCTGTTTCTAAGCGGTATTGTGCGTAAACAATCTCAGGATGTTTTATCCCTTTGTCCTTGATTTGCTGTAAACTCAATTGACCGATAGATAGCTTGCTCGCTATCAGACAGCTCGTCAAAAGTAGGGGCTTGATAAATGTAATCTTCTTGTTCATATGCTTCGTTTTTGTAGCCAAAATATAGGCTTGTTATATACTTTTTTCCTTCCCATTGTGCTATTGCGTGACCAACAACTGAAACAGGTAAATTTAAATGTTTTGCGATGTCAAGCTGAATCCAACCTGACTCCAACATATTACGCACACGCTCGTAAATATATTCATAATTCGAAGGGCTTCTCACAATAACAATTTATTAAAATGTTTTGAAATGGTGCGTCTTGGTCGTAATCCGTAACGTAATATTCACCCGAACCGCCACACGTTATACACTTGTTTAGTTCTGCAAACTCATCAAACTGCTCTAACTCCATTGTTGTGCAGATTCTATCACCCTCTTCATTGTATACAATCCCGTCATTGATATATAAACGTTCTCTAAGCTCTTCAAACGATGCCCAAACACTATCACTGTCAATCTTCATAAACTCAACGTCTGAGGGCATGATTAACGTATCAACGTTAAATATTTTATTGATTATCTTTTTCATAGCATATACCTGTTAAAGTCCAACCTAATAATCCAAATGCAGTCCAAAATGCAGTCGATGTGTTCCAATACTGATTTACAAAACCTACAATGATAATACAAACCAATGCGTATAATAATTTTTTAGCGTTTTTCATATCCCATAATTTTAAGAATAAATAAATAATTTTCTCCTACTACTTTTTGTGTTTCTGTTACAAGCTCCTCCGAGTAAGGAATTTTGTAAAAACTGTTACCATATCCCATTTTCTCACGGATTTCGGTAATTTGACTTTCGATTAATTCTGCTGTTTTCATTGTGTTTTGTTTAATGTTCATAATCTAAATTTATTACATCTTTAATTGTAATTTCTTCAATACTTTCAGCCTTTATAAGTGCTTTTCCTCGATATATTCCGTTTATATTGCTTGTCATTTGCACAACATAAATTTTTTGTGAAGAGATATAATTATTTATATCGTAAATATATATGTCAGTTGTTATTCTTTTCATTGTGTTTATGTTTTTAAAACGTGCGTTAACTAAGTCGCACCCCTTACTTTTATTATTTAACTATTTCTGTGTTGATACTTAATATTTCAAGATTTTGAAAATGCTCGTCATCACAACTACTGCAAAGGTCATATTTCTCATCCTGTTCAAAAGTTGACATTTTCAAATATTTTTTATACTCTTCTTTAGTCATTTCAACTTCTTTTTCTAAAACTCTTGTTATTCTTTCTGTGTATGTGATTAAAACTTTCATGTGTTTATGTTTTAATTATGTTACAAATTTAAACATTTATTATTAATACGCAAACTTTTAAGCAAAAAAAAAGCGATTTATTTCTAAACCGCTACAAAACACATTGTAAATATACTAAAATTCTTCTAATAAACAGTACGTTACCCTATTTTGATTTTTAACCATATTAATTATCATTCTATACTGCTCTACATTATTGCATACTTGACATCCTGCTGAATAACCTCCTACATTCTCACCAACAATTCTAACTGATAAATCATTAGAAACTGTGTGAAAATTGATACCATAACCACTTCCTGTAATTGGAGCGCCTATTTCTTCGCTTTTACCATCTTTATCACCATCTCGGTAAACAATGAAGTTACCCACTTGCCTTAATGCTGGTTGCTTACCTTGGTGTAGTCCGAATTTCCAAACATCGTAATACCATTCGTTGGACTTAACAACCGCTGCACCTACCTTGTTGTATTTAAGATAGCCACCTTGTAAGATGGGTGTACCGGGGTTAGTTGTTCCGGTTACAACCTTAACGAATTGTTCACCATTGAATAAGTAGAACTTATCATCATACTTGTTTGGTGCGTCCTCATTGCTTCTAACTCCTACTATCCAATAACCAACAGGAATAGATTTGAAGGACTTTAAACTTTTTACCCTATCGAGTATCTGTTTATCTGTATAGTTCTTAACGTTGTTCATCGACTGTAAGTTGTGATAATACTCCTGCTACTGAACCAACTGCCACCATATAAGGTGCAATTGCTAAGCTAAAAGGTGGAGCGATTAAAACCGCTCCTATTCCTCCGATTGCTATCCCTACACTTTGAACACGTTTCCAAAAGTTAGGGGTCGGTGCATTCCATCTATTTCTTAATAACTTCAAAACTTCCATCTGTATATAATAATATATGATTACCTGAGTCGCTCCAAACCGTTTGAACGACTTTATTATTTATTACTTGCCCCTCGTAAAACTTACGCTTCATTAAAGTTTACTATTACTGGGTTGTAATCTATTTCGGGTAATGTTAAAAGCCACGCATCACATGGGATAGACTCCGCTTGTTGCAATGTACAACCGTTAACCTCTTCATTTGATATAAACCAATTACCGTTTACATCTTGTAAAGGATTGAATACTTGACCTTGGAAACCCCATACTTTACCTGCAAGTATGTTCTTTTGTTCTAATGTTAATTGTCTAACTTTCATAATTAAAAAGGATAGTATTTAGTTTGTAATTCTGTTATTTCTGTTGATGTTAACACTCTATTATATATATTTATTTCATCCATTCTTATGTTTGATAATAAACTATTATTATTGTAAGAGCCTATATTGTATATTTGACCACCTTGATAAGTTTGGTCTACCGTTGGATTACTAAATTGATATGTCCCACTTTGTAAAACACCATCTATATAAATTTTAGATTCTGTACTTCTTTTTCTGGTAACAACAATATTATACCATGTATTAATTGTTGGATTAAAGTTATTTGAATAACTATTAATAGTACTTTGATTTAATAAATCAAACCTTAAACTTGTACTGTCTGTATATAATAGAAATCCAGACCCATGAGTACCACCAGCTTTATAGTTATTAAATAACATTTCATAAGAAGCAGCCGTTGTGTTGTAATTTACCCACAAACTAATTGAAAAATCACTTGTAAAATCTAAATGCGATGTAGTGTTCGGAATTGAAATGTAACTATTTGTTCCATTGAATTGAAAAGCATCTCCAAATTTACCAGTTGTATATGTTAATCCCCCTATTGCAGAAGCATTATAAGTTCCAAATGAATCATTTACTGTATTGTTAGCATTATATGAAGATACTAAACCAACTGTTAATGGATTCATCCCTCCACTACTTGCTATTATTCCGTGACTTGCTAATATCATTTAAGTATTGTTTTAGTTTAATTATATTTTCTTCCTTTGGTTTATATTCCTTTTTTTTCTTCATAAATACCAATTAGTTAAATAGTTATTATGCTGTGGATAAACATCCCCATTTTCGTTCGTTGTATACTCAGGAAACAAACTATTGTTCTTGCAAATATAGTCTAAAAACCTTTGCGAGTAGCTTTCAGCAATACGTTTTTCTTTCTCTATTAAATAATCAACCTCCTCCTTAGATACGATTTCGCTATTCTCAGATTGATGCTTATAAATACCTTTATTTGAAATTGTGTAAGCGCAGAAAGGCAAATATTCCACCATAGTAAAATGTATCAACATAGGCTTTAAATACGACCTTACAAGCGTTATGTAGTTGCCTGATAAAGTGTTGTTGGTAATATCAGTTTTAATCTTATCCAATAGCTTACTACCCGTGTATTGTTGAATCCAAATATTTTGAGCAACCAACACAAATTGAATAACCTTATCAACGTCTGTATTTGCGTTAAGTGAAGTGTATTCTTGTAAGTCTTTTTTTGATATTAATAGTGCTTCTGCCATGTTTTATTTATTTAGGTAAAAATCCCTTGTTAGGCATATCAATCGGGCGTGTATAAACTTTTTTGTCGTTCACGGGTACAATCTCACCAAGTTTGCGAGCTATGGAAGGTCTAAACTCCTTCATGTATTTTTGTGCAATTGGTGAATTAACGTCTGACTTTCTTAAATAAGTTTCTCTCACCCATTTATGGTGGCAAGCTCCACCGCCTTTGTATAACCAAATATCGTATGTTGTAGCTCCACGCGGCCCTAAACCACCAACTGTGCCATCTGTACGTGTACGTGTTTGGTTTACAATCTCACTACTCATTCTAACAATATCTTCTTTACGATAAACTTTGTTAGCCTCAATCATTTTTCTACAAAATAAACGGGATTTTTCAGTTGTTTCACCTGTATATCTGTAACGATGTTTGAACATTTTACCGTCTTGTTCTGAGCTTGCGTTTGGTCTTGCTGTACCCGTTTTCACAAAGTTTAAAACCTTAGATAGTGTTGTAGGATTGTTTAGTTTTTCAAGCTCTGCATCCAATTCATCCTCTAACTCATAATCAACCTCTCTACTATCAACTAACACCCATTCATCTAAATCAATATCCTCCCCATACTTCGCAACATCCAATTCATCCTGGGCGCTCATTTTAACCTCTTGTACCGGTTGTGGTTCATCACCTTGTAACGGATTCAACGTTTTAAACTTAAGGTTAAGTGAAACACCATTAAACGAAAGTATCTTTTTAACCATTTCAACTATCATTTGTTGCTTTGGCTTTATAACCATGTTTTCAAACAACAATGCTCCTGTTTTCATTTCATCAGCATTGCTACTAAACCCACTTGCTGACGTCACACCAAATAACAATGGTGTAGTTACATTGTGACTACGTAATATCTTAGCAGTAGATTCATCACTCAAATAAGAATAATGGTCTGCAGCATCTTGCAATGGTATAGTATCAACTGTTGTTTTTGTATTCTCGTTTTCATTAAATGATATTACAACTTTCTTCCCTTTTGACCCTGTTAATTTACCGATCACAGATGCAGATATTTCATCTTTCTGCTCGTCAGTTGGTTGCCCATTGTTAAAGTTCACAATAGTCGTGGGAGCAAAGGAGTTACTAACCTCATTAATAAGGTATTCCGCTATTTTCTCTTCAAGTAATGCGTAATCAATACCACCTTGATAATCTACATTTGAAAAGTATTTCATGCCAGCACTATAAGGCGCTAAATATAGAATTTCAACTTCTTTTTTAGACGTTCCAAACGCATCGAATCTTTTAGGTACATATTTTTTAGGATCAGTCCAATTGTCAGAATAGAAGTACCCTACAATATCACCATCCTTGTTGCATTTTTCAGGTCTTAATAATTGTATAGGTGTGTGAAAAGCTCTCGTAATAGCCTTATGTCCTTTATCGTAATGAATCTGTAAGGCACATTGACCAAGTGCGTACAAATCGAATATAATACGTCTTAAATCATCTTCCTTAAGAATAGACAATAGTTGCGCCCATTCGTTTGGCTTCATTGCACTATCCGTAGCGGTTAAGCCTTGACCGTATATTAACCTACAAATGTTATTTATAACCGCATTGTTCGTTGCTGAATTGCTGTATCGTTCTATTAAGAATTGATAGTAGTTATTATCTTCACCATATTCAACCCACTCGTTTTTGTTATTCTCAACAATTACAGGCGCTGTATAGGATGATAATTGTATAATATTATTCATAAATTATAAATTCGTTTGTTGTTACCGTTTGAGTAAAGTTTGAGCTTGGATTATCCGTACAGAATACACGTCCGTAGAATCGTATATCGTTTGTTTTTCCAATCTTGCAAATATACGTGTGTCCTTCTATTAACGCAAATGTAGATATCGCTGTATGGTAATAATCACCCGTTGCGTATGTAGTGATATTAATCGTTGTAGTAACGTTTGTTTGTTCGTCTGTAAGAAATATCTTATCCGAGTTTCCCGTACCTTCACGTGGGATAAAATAAACCGTTTGCGGTGATGTGGATGTCGTTAATACTATCATGTAATAGTATAACTAAAAAAGAGTGTTTTTGTTGCAAAAAAAAAGAGGGGTGTTTTAAGCCCCTCCGTGTATTAACTTGTTACAATTGTTGATGCTGCTGATAATGGTATGTTATTAGCCTGTCCAACTCTAAAGGAAGACGCCCCATTTATCACAAATGGTGATGGTAGTAGCTCTTCACCTTGGAGTGTTAGAGAATAGCCTGAAAAATCGCCAAGCGATGCACCGTTATTGATAGTTCCCGCCGTTAAATCGCAACCCCTAAACATACCAACTAAGAAAAATTGTCCTTCGTTGTTTTCAACTAAAATCCTTGGTTTTGCGTACGCTAAAGTTTTGACAGCGTTGTGTGTTGCAATATCCTGTTTTTTTAGTTTAATAGTCAATGTTTGACGAAAGAAAGTCGTTCCGTTTTCACGTGAAGTAACTATTTCTTGGTCGTAAACATTTTCGTTAGATTTCAATTCAAACTTATAAATAGAAGCAACATTTTCAACGTACCAAACATCATCAGTAATTACAGGGTCACCAGGTAAAGCGGGATTGTAAAATATTACGTCTGTTGGGTCAATGTTCTCATTGATAAAGTAAACGTTTCGTAGCCCTGCAAGGCTGTCCTTACAAGGCTCTGAACGTCCTGCTGTTATAGCGCAAGCCATGACTAAGCAGTTACAATTGTAGCACCTGTGAAACAATCAGAAACAATCGTTGCAGCACTTGTAATGTCCGTAAATGGTGCTGGCAAAGCCTCTTCAGCAGTGAACGTTAAAGAATACCCGTTAAAATCTCCTAAAGCTCCACCATTGTTAATAGAACCCGCCGTTAAATCAGCACCCCTAAACAATCCCATCAAAAAGAATTGACCATTGTTATTTTCAATTAGGACGTGAGGTCGACTATATGCCAAAAGTTTAATTTCTTTGTGCGTCGTAGCATCTTGTTTTTTCAATTTGATTGTTAACGTTTGACGAAAGAAAGTTGTACCCGCTTCACGGCTTGATACGATTTCCTGGTCAAATACGTTTTCGTTAGACTTTAACTCATACTTGTACAAGTTGTCAACGTTTGTTACTGCTGTTATTAAATCGTTTGAGAAAGTAACGTCTGCAGGTAAGATTTGGTAATTGATGAAGTAAACCGCTTTAAGCCCTCCGATTGCCTCTTTACATGCTTCTGCTCTTCCTATTGTTAAATTGCAAGCCATATGTTTATATTTTAAAGTTTAAAAAAAAAGGGGAGGGACTTTTAGCTCCTCCCCCGTGTAACTTATTGGTTATTATTAGTTAGCACTGTTTGTAATACCGTAAGTTACGATATCAGAAACTGAATGATAGTTAACTGCCATTCCTGCACGTAATACAAAACGTACATTTTGTGAACCATCGATTGGAGACATATCAATTAATTTAACTTCGTTCGTGTCATTTAATAATCCACAACCAAAGAATAAGTTAGAAGTTTCAGCAGCGATAGCAACGTTAGCAGCTAAACCATTAGCAACAAATAATGGAATACCATCAAAAGTTAAAGCTCCACCATTGTACCATTGTGTTCCTTTAGCATCAACACCAGCATTTGATGTAGCAGCAACTGAGAAACCACCTAATGCTCTTACGTAAGCTTTAGCAATGTTTTGTGGTACATAAATCTTCAAGTCAGGTGAACCGTACAATGTAGACGGAATTGCATCGACAATTTTACCTAACTCAGCAATAACATTCGCAGATGTTACAGTAGTACCAGCAACTTCATTTGCAGTTGGTAAAGCAGCATCAGTAGTTAACAAAGTAGTAATACCAGCAATTTGTCCGTCTGTTGCGTTAACACCTCTCCAAATAGAAACCTCAACTGCCTCAGCAACTTTTTCAGTAATGTAAGCTAATAAGTAATCAACAAATGATTTAGCTAATACTTTGTTTGCAGAGAATCCCATCTCTTCAGCACCCCAAGTCGAAATAAATTCTGACTTACACAATTGTAAATTTACTTGAAATTGCTCTAATGTCAAGTTTCTTTCAGAAAGTGTAACAGTAGATGTTGCAGTAAAATCACACGTAGCATTTTTCAAAAGCCCGTCTGTCGACAATTTCTGCATTGTTGTTTTGTAAGCAATGTTAGGAACGATTGTCATCCCTCCGTTTGCTAATGTGTTACCGCTTAATAAAGCAGCTTTTACCCATAACTTAGAATCCTGTCCAGCGTATGAAGTAGTAATGTTTGCTGTTGTTGGCATAGTTTATTTGTTTTTATTTGTTATATACTTGTTCTAAAATTCTATCTCTTAAAGACTTTGGAGCGTTCATTGATAGGTCAATGTGTTGAATCTCGTTAACATTCTCAGGGTTGAACTGAATTGGTTTAGGCTCTTCAGCTTTGAACTCAACGATGTCCGTTGGTTGCTCTTCCTCTTTCACTTCCAATGCTGCTAACTTAGTTTCAAGCTCTTCAATCTTTGCTTTCATTTCTGCGAAGTGTTGTTCAGTGATTGACACAACTTTTTTCGGTTGCTTTACCTCAACTTCTGGAGTTACATCGGCCTCAACAGGCATCTCTTCTTCCTCAGTTTCTTTTGGCATCTCTTCGATAGCTGCAATCATTCCTTTTTCTTCAACGATAAGTAAACGACCATCTTCAAGCTCGTACTTACCAACCTCCAAAGGCACCGCTTCGCTATCAGGCACTAAAATCATAACACTCGCTCCAGCTTCAAAAGAATCTGCTTCGATTACCGTGTTACCATCGACTAACTTCATTTGCTCTAACTTAACTTCCATTCCTAAAAATGTCTTGATAGTCTTCAACGCATCTTTTATTTCTTTATTCATAAACGTTTTTCTTTAATAACTTATTTAACCTCTTTCTGTTGTAATTTGTCTCACTTCACTTGTTTGTGTAACTATTGAAATAGATTGTTGTTCAATACTTCCAATACCTTGTGATTGACCATCGCAACACTCTTTTGAATACGTTCCATCTTTGCACTGACACCCTTTTTTACCTCCTTTTCTCATAACATTAAAATTTTACCTATTTCGTTTGTGAATTGTTTAAACTTTTGGAAATCAATTTCTTCTTTCTTTTTGTCTTTTACAAAATCAAGACCTATATAAGCCACAAAACTTCCATCTTTAAAATACGGCGCAACAACAATTGATTGAATACCTTGGTTTAATAATGATAGTTTTGTTGAATGTTCTTCAATATCATGTATATCGCAATAGTTCATTTTGTTCAACATTATATTTTGCAGAAACATTGGATGTAAGCTAACAGGAATATTCTGTAAATTATTAGCTTCCGAACTAATACCATTTGCACACACTTCAAATGTCATTGATTGGTGATTTCTATGCGTACCATCGTAGTATTTTATTGTGTTGTGAAATTGGAAGATATAAGCCCTATCAGCATCGTATTTTAACATCAACTCATTAAGCATCTGTTGAATCAAAACATTGTTGTTAATGTCTTTTTTCACCTCGTCAACAGTTTCAATTTTCTTTGTCACTACTTGAGTAACCAATGACTTGTAATAAAAAAGAATGAAGGCAAGTAAGATTATAATTAGCACTGTTGTTTTCGTCTTCCTGATTTGCTCTAAAATGTACTTGACTTCATTCATAATTGTATAACTTTTATTTGTGATTTTGTTGTAAATTAGATATAATCATTAATGATAGTTTCTTGTGCTGTTATTTCTGCTGTTACATCAGCATTTAAAACTTCATTGCCAACTTTGATTATATTTAAATAACTACTTTCTACATAAGTGTAAGCACCTCTTACTTCTGTTACTACCTCTATCATGACAAACAATTTAAGGTTAATTGACTAATATCAAAACTACAAGCATTTGAAGACGCACCCGAAGTTCTGCAGGCTTGTATAGTTATTGGTGTAGTATCACTTGGTAAATTAGTTGTGATTGTACCCTCAACTGTTACGTTATTTTCTAAAGAAGTAACTTTGTAATATACATTCATAGAATCAAAAGGGTTGTACATTTCAAACACAAAGAAATCAGTAGCAGCCACACCACTTGTTCTATTTGCAGGAAAGTTTGAGCCTAAGTCTATTTTTGTAGCAGTACCTGACCCATCGTTATGAAATACTTGTAAATTAGTATCAGAAGCATCCGAACCAATACCAATAATATTTAACAAACTTTCAACTGTAACAGTAGAAGACAAACCTAAAGATGCTGTTGTTGCTGTCATACCATAAAATTGACGAGCGCCTGTATTAAATCCAGTGTCACTTACACCAAAGCCTACACAAAATTTCCATCCTGTACCCACAATGTTAAACGCACTTGTTGACCTATAACCACAAATACCATTAGCAGCAGGTGTTGAAACCCCTACTTTTAACCTTGTTTTTTTAGTTTGTATAGATGTTGTTGATACCGCCACCGCTGTTGCTGTACCTTGTAAAGTACCTGTTGCAATATTTTCAGCTAATACCGTTGTTGAGTTGTGTTGCGCTCTGTAACCCCTTGCAATTTCTGCACTTCCTACAATCCAATAGTTTTCAGCTAATAATTTAGCATCAATTTGATTCTCAACCGCCTGAGTAGTTGGATACTTTGTGTTGTTTATAGTAGTGAAATCAGTCGCTTTATTTGCTAAAACTTCAAAATCTGCAACATCATAAATAATCTCTTCTATACCACTTGCTGTACGTGTGTATATCTTACCGTTAACAGTGTTCATATAGAATTCACCCATGTAAATATCCGTAGCTAACCACGTACCATCCCTATGGTCTGAACTTGATGGTACGGTTGCAACACCACTACCTTTTTTAATTATAATTCTCTTTGTTATATCGCTCATAAATTATATATGTCTGAATTAATACTCGTACCAACACCGCCTATTATCTTATAAACGTCCTCATCTGCGCCTGTTCCACCAAATAGAATTCCGTTATCTTCATCGCCTAAATAGTTTTTGAATTGTAACATTGCTATTCTATTCGGTATTTCGCTGTCAATAGGTTGTAAAAATAAAGAGTCACTATCTGTTACGGTAGTGACTGCTCTAAATCTTATGAATGAAGGAATTATTTTGTTATTAAACTCAGTCATTTTATGCTGTTAAATTACCAAACACATACGCCTCCGTAGCTGAAATAAACAGAATCGTAGCACTTGAATATTGGCTATTGATTTTTAATTTACCACCGTCTGAACGTAACGTTACACCCGAACCTGCTAATGTAGTTTGTCCTGCTCCATATTGAGTGATTAAAACTTGTTGACCCGCCGCAAATACTCCTGAAGGTACGGTTAAAGTGTTAGCAGTAGCTTTGTTCATTTCAATAACCTGACCGTTGTCAGTAGCTACTAATGTATAGTCGTCTGTTTTACGATATAACGTTAAATCAAGAACTTTTTGTTGTGTGTAAACAACCCATGAAGAACCAGACCATCTGTAAGTAACATTTGTACGTGTGTTTGTTACAATAGTTCCAACAGGTGCAGTTGTGTTTTGAAACACATAAGCCCAAAATGCTCCATTCCATTCAATTACTCCTGCATAGTCACCACTTGGATATAAATACCTATCTCCTGTTGTTGGTGAACTTGGTAACGATGTAATAATATCTAATACAGTAACTGCATAGTCAACACCAACACCCAATTCTTTAATCGAACCATCAGCATGGTATTTTAACTTCCCATCAATGTAATGGATTGTTCCGTTTTCTTTTACTATTCCGCTTTCAGATGTGATAACATCAGGTTGCACCCTCCAAGTTGCGTTATTAATAGTTTGCGTAGTGTCAATTTGTGTAACTGGCATAATTATATTGATTTTAAAAGTTCCTTAATTTCGTTTATTATATCTTCGTGGCTTTCAGCTTGCAATTGGTCTAACCCATCAAACTTCCCTTCAATACTAAACCCTTTGAATTTACCGTCTTTGATTTGTTGCCAAACCTCTTCATTGTAAACTTTCATCTTAACAACCCAACTACCTTTTGTTGCGTTAAGTTTGTAAAGGTTAGATTTATCAAATTTCTCATCTTCAACAATCCAACTTTCGATTAAGCTAACACCATCAACATTATGGTCATGGTCTACCGTCACGTTATTATTGTAATTCTTTTTAAGATAAAGTTCTTGTACCTTTGCTATTGTTTCTTCACTAAATGAAATAGTAAACTCTTTATCTTTGATACGTCTTAATATCTGTTTATGTGGCACCAATGCAAGTCCTACAACTTCACGTTTTTCATCGTTGGAAACTTGTAACTCAACACTAATCTCACTTAAGAAAATAAAATCTTCCTCTATTGCGGGCTTATCTACCAAAGAAATAGCAAATACCCCTTGGTCATCGTCTTTTATTGTTAGCTCTATATTCTGCATATCTTTATAACTTAGAATTGATTAAAATGTTGCATTTCTTACTCTATTCCTATCTAAAGCTTGCGCTGTCGATACTTCACCACTCACTACATAGGCTTTAATAGGTTGTTGTTGCAAAGCTCCTAACTGCATTTGTGGTTGTGCTTGTATAATATCAAAGCTTGGTGTTCTTGGCGCTGTTGCTATTGGTGTGTTGCCTCCTCCTGCGTTGTTGCCACCTTGAAATTGTGTGTTAGCTATCTTCGCAATGTTCAAAGCTCCAATAGTACCAATCAAACCAGCTTCAACAAAATTGAAACCTGTTGCTACCTTACCAAGGTTACCACCTCCACTTAATGCAGCAGTCACACCTTGAGCAGTGTTCATAATTGCCTGACCAATGTTTACCGCTTTGTTTAATTGAAAAGCTTTCTTTTGGTCTTCTTCATTGCCTTGAGCGAATAAGTCAGCAACACCTTGAATAACACTAAAGGAATCATAAGCCATTCTTATCTTTGTGTTCTTGGCATCTTCTTCAATTGCTTTCTCTTCTTCCTTTGTCTTTTGTAGTTGCGCTAATTTCTTTTCATCAGAATCAATTTGTATTTTCATTAACTCATCAGTATCAGAAATCGCTTTTGCAGTTATCGAATTAGGATCGTCTTTTAAACTTTTAGGTTTTAAACGCATAGAGTCAATTTCCTCTTGCATTTTTAACCGTCTGTTAAAGCTTTCCTCATAAGTTTCTTCCTCTTTTTTTACTTGCTCTTTAATTTCTGCTTGAACTTTTTGATTATTAGTTTTACGTTCACGTTCTTGTGTTAGAGTTAATTCTTGTTGTCTTAAAAGCAACTCTTCATTTTGTAACTTTTTATCTTTTAATATTTGACTCCTTTGTATTTGTAAGTCTTTTTGTTCCTTTTGTAACGCCTTTGCTCTATCCCAATCTTCATCCACATAAGCCTCGATGTATAAATTTCTTTTTTGTTTAATAAGCTTATCTAATTCTTCAACTGTCCTTTTTTGTACGTCAACACGTTGCTTTTGACCTTTTTTCTCGATATTTAATAAATCTTGTTCACTTGCGCCACGTGCTTTAGCTAATCTTAATTCAGCATTTATGTTTCTGTCTATTTCCTCCGTGTTTTTTTTATATAGATTATTAGCGTTATCTATTTGTCTATTTAAGTCGTTTTGTTTTCTTTCTAATTCCTTAGTCCCGTCAATCCATTCCATTATTTTAGGTAATAGAAATCCAATAGTTACTACCAAAGCACCTATACCTGTTGCTATAATAGCGCCCTTTAATGTAGTGAACGCTGTAACAACTTGGTTTTTTATTACTGCCCCTAACTGAGTAAATGCACGACCAGCGTCTTCTAAACCTGCAAGACCTTGAGTTAAAGCCATTGCACTCTGAACTTTTAACAAAGTTTCTTGAACTTTCTCACTTTCAACACCTAAAAGACCAAGAGCTCCTTGATATGAAGCTATTCCACTCGATGCCACATTAATAGCTTTGCCTGCGGCTAAAAACGCTCCCTCTCCTTTAAATGATTGTATAGTGTCGTTTGCGTCTTCAATTCTATCTTTTAATTCCGCGGCTCTTTTAGCGGCTTCAATCACTTGTTTAGACGTTACCCCAAACTGTTCCGATAACTTAGCAACCTCCGCTTGCGCCTCTCTAAGCTGTGATTTAAGCGAACCTAAATTATTCTTAACCTCTAACTCTATTATTTTCTTTTCTGCCATGTTGTAGCTTGTTTTAAGTATAACTCACGTTTTGCCTGTTTGTAGCTTTCACGAATAGAATTAGTAAGTTTATATTTTCCTTTAGCGATGTCTATAATTTCGCTTTGCCCGTAGAAGTCACCCGACTTCAATAATTGTATAATTGTATTAAGCATCTTGGTAAATTGTTGTGTATGGTATACCGTCACGTGTTAGTGATGTTTCAACAGGTACACCAGACGTGTTAGTTGGTAAAGTAATTGATATTAATTGCTCCGATGTGTAAGTTGTACAAGTAGCACCCACACATATTTCTGTTGATGTTTGACCATTCTCGATGAATACAGGCACTTCAACCGTTGTTGTTGCAGCTTGTTGAATAGGCAAATTAACGTTTGCAATAGCTCTGAAATCATTGATTAATGACAAATCAACTTCCCCACTTGTAAGGTTTACTTTCATCTCGTTGATAATATAACGTTTGTCACGTATAATTAATCTGTCGTTTAGCTTTAACCTTGTAAGTAATGAAATAGGAAACAATTCTTTAACGTTTGTTAGTCTGTTCTTTTGGTTGTACAAATTCTTTAAATAGCTATCGTAGTATTGTGAGTACAAAGTATTTGTAATGTAAGTTGCATCAAATGGACTACCCTCTACTGCAAAATGATTAGAGTACAATACGTTGTTGTATGTTAATTGATTTGTCAAAGGCATGTATTGAGTAACTTGGCTTACTGTACTACCATTATCAAAATAAAACGACACACCTGTTTTTAACGCATCTAAATACAATAATATAGGTTTGTTATCATAAGCCTCATTTGATGTCTTTTCGTTAAGTATAAAAGCAACAGGAGGCTCAGATGTATTGCTTGTTAATTCTTTCGAGAATCTAATGTTTTCAAATGGGATATCAATTGTATATTCGCCACCATCGTAATTTGAATTTGTTTCTTTATAGCTTCCAAACTCTTTAGGTGTGTTTTTTTGAGAATCAAAATACTCTTGATTTAAAAAACTTTCTGACTTCTCATAATCAAAAGATATTTCTTTGTATAGTTTGTGTCTTTCAATTGTCATTTCATCCGTATCAACATGTTCTGTAATGTCTATAACTGCTCCACGTGTATACCAATCGTCTAATGGCTCTACTTGAAAGTTGTCTACTGAAGTAGCATAACAAGTAAGATTAAACATTTTAAACACACCACTAACAAAGTCACTAATCTTCATATTAGGAACGTAAACAGTAGGATCAACTGTTGCTTCTACAAATGTCTTACTTAACGTTCTAAATTGCGCTGTACCTAAAGCAAATACTGAGTTTTGATATTCAACCCTTATACCAATTGATGAGGCTGTACAAGGCACTGAGGCTCTAATCTTAAAGCTCATTATATTTGTTCCTGTATAAGTTGTTTTAGGTATGATTTGTTTCGATGTTGTTGTTAATTCAAATGTGTTAATGAAATTATTATTTACATAAACATCCAAGTATATTTTTGCTGTTGCCACACTTGGGGTTGCAGCACTTGCTAATACCCTAACATTTGTTGTGTTGCTTAAATCAATAGTATCTGTTGTTGTGTTTATTCTTGAATCTGCATCTGTTATGTCATCAATAGTAAATTGCAACGTTTCAGTTAAGGCTTGCATCGTTTTTGCATTCTTTAACCATAAAAACAACTCAGTAAATAACTTTTGATTAAAGAAATTAGAGTTAAAAGATACATTATACTTTGTTTCTATAGCTTCAAATATCTTTTTTACACGTAATGCAGGGAATAATTCAGTGTAAACAATAGGGTAATTTTCATTACTTATGTCTGTATTTGCGCCAAGATTATAACTCCATAGCCTACTTGATGAAATTAAAGGGTAACGAATATCTGAATCACTTGCATTTACTAATCTTGTACGTACTGTTGTACCATTGTATGGCTGGCTATATACACTTAAATCTAAATCTTTAAGGCTGTCATCCCCAAACTTATCCTTTAAGCTTGTTAAATCCCCGTAAAACGTAATTGAATAGCTTTCAACACGTCCTTTAACTACGTTTGAACTCTCAATTGATATCTTACCACTCCTAAATGGTATCGTTCCTATCTCTATAAATGCTTTGCGCTTAATATTAGGGTTGTTTTCTGCATCAACGTCTACATCAGTCTGATAAAAATGATTAAACAATCTGTTGTTACGTGGTGATGCAGGAATGGTAAACGACTGAGTAAAGTCAGTGTAAACCTTTGCAATGTCTTGAACATTTTGAATTGAACTATTAATCTGTATTTCTTCATCGTTAAACAACTCTAACTTTTCATAGTTATCGGTAGTAACCTCAATATAAATGTCAACCTTTCTCATTATACAACACTATTAATTAAATCATACGCAAATTCAAATTCTAAACTATAATTAATCTGTTTTGTATTAATCGACTTGTTTAGCTCGATTGATTTAGTTTTAAGTATCGCAGGCTTTTCATCTACTAATACCTTTTCACTAAGCATCAATTGTTTTAAGTTGTCTTTGAAGTCCTCTTCAACCCATCCTGAATTTACCTTTATAGTTTGTAGCCCATTTTGGTTATACGTTGTACGTTGACCACCTGTTAAGCTATAATCATATGGTTGCATCAAATTGTAATCTTTGTTAGTTACTTCAATATTGTCGTTTGATGCTTTAAAGAAAAACTCACGTTGAAACGCACCATGTTTATTTATGAAGTCAACCTTTACAGGTGTGTACAAACACTCTTCAACAGGTTTAAACGTCCATGTAGCTTGAACTACATTTGAACTATTTATTACCTCAACAATCCAAGGCTCTGTAAATCTACTATTATAGCAACGTGGCACGTAATACCATGTGTTTCCCAACGATGAACTAAGGTATAATATTCCCTCCGAATCAGTCCATCTAATCTTATCATTTGACTGAACATAAACTAATATAAAGCCAGCATTTGAACCACTATGATAGTAGTAAGTCTTTTGGTCTAACAAATAATTGCCACCGCTATAATTTACACCATTTTCAAACTCAGTGAAACCATCCGTTGCAATGTAATCAGTTGTATCAATTAATGATTCAGTAGTGCCAACGGTCTTATATCTCTTTACTCTTACATTAAGTTTTTGAACACTACCATAAGAAGATGTTAACGTTGTAATATTTGAATATAACGTGTGGTCAAAGTATTCACGAATATAAGGCGCAATGTCATAATAAGTTGTTGGAGCATTCGATGCAGGAATTGCCTTGCTTAAGTTATATTGCGGTGTGCCTGAGAAAGTTGTCGCACTAATAAACAACTCTATTCGTGTACTTACCTGACTTGTTTCGTTAATGCTTATGATATACGGTGACCTTGCTCTAATCATTTCGGTTGTTTAATTGAGTAGTTAAATATTTTCTCTAAATCTAGTTTTAAGTCATTGACTAATTCTTGAGGTAAACGTTTATAAGCCGCTTCAAAAGGTTTGGTAAAAAACAAAGTTGGTCTTATACCTTTCGCATAAATTGACCTTGTAATTATCCATGCAGTTTGTTCATACGATAAGAACTTACCTGTTGACTTCTTTGTTTCGGGATCACGTTGTCTAAACTGAAACTTACGTGCTTTAACCCATCGTTGTATTCCTTCTGTCAACCCTCCTTTTGCACCCGTTCCGCTCCCGAACTTATATGGTGACTTTGGCGCACGTGTGTTTGAACGTTTACCCTTTACCCCTTTATCTTGATAGTTACCGTATTCCTCCATTTGGAAGTTTAAGAAGTAACCTTTAGCATAAACCTTTGCTTCACCTTTCAATGAGTTGTAAAGCCTACGTGTGTTGTTGTGGCTCCCAAAAGGCGCACGTCCTTTACTTAAATTAGTACGAGCTTGTTTAATTACAGAGGCTTTGAACTTATCCAATGCAGCTTGTAAGCCTGATTCCCTTAAATCACTTAGCATATTGTCATTTCGTTTGGTGCTAATATGTCAAATGTCATAGTCCAACCAGCAACCGCATCTGTAAACCTATCAACAAAAGGCTCGCAACTTGCAGAATCATCTAACACTTCATAGCCAGCATCGTTAATGTCTCCTCTTCTTACCCTCTCAAATATTCTATTTAATATGCTTAAAGTAGTGTTTAAAACATCGTCTTCATTATCGTTACCCTTGAATATATCAACCACATCGTCTTTACTAATATCTACTATTGACATCATAACCAAGGATATATTGTACACCGTTGTATTGCCTCTAAATGCTACATCGTTAAAGATAATGTGACACAATGGGTACATGTCTTGTTTCGCATTTGTGATTTTATCCAAACTTCCTTTAGTTACTCGATTCACTAAAGGGTCTGCAAGTATAGAATCGTGCAATAAAGTAGATAGGTTATAATAGTTTTTCATGTGATTTCTTTAATTGTTTAACCTCAATTCTACTTTTTTGTTGTTCAAAGGTTAAAAAAGTTAAGCATTGATGAAGTCCCAACGCTGTAACTTCGTCAAATCTTCTAATGTCTCCCTGAGCGACGTGATAGATTGAGCTATACCATCCCCATTGTTTTGAGAATTGAACATTTTCTGAATATGGGTTTTGTTCTTCATTTTCTCCAAAGAGGACAGCGTACTGCTTATTAATTCTATTCCTAAAGTCCAAAAAAAAACAGATGCAGGAAGTACAACGTCCAACGGTGCGTATTTTAACACCTCTGAGTAACTTAAATCACCTCGGTAAGGTTCTATTTCATATTTGCCCTTAACGTCTTTTATAATCGGTCTATACATTACAGCAAGTGCTTTGTGTATGTTTTGAAAATCCCCGATGTTTGCCTCGATGTCTATATACTCACCCCATGATATTTCTTCAATGTCTGGAATGAATCCAAACTCAACATCATTTAATTTAAACCTATGTTTGAATGCAGTCTTTTCGTTAAATATTTTATTGAAGTGTTGCACCAATTCGATAACGGTTGACGCTTTCATCTTAACAACTTCTTTCAATTCAAGACCGCAAAAGATTTCAATCATTTTCTGAAATACAAACTCTTTGTCGTCCGAGTTGTTCAGAGTAAGCATGTACTTTTGGTACCTATCTAAACTAATCTCGGATAGGTTGGAAGGTATTTCAATCTCTACTTTCATTTTGCCACCATTACTTTAGCTCTTACACCCTTCCAATATTTCAATGATGCTTCAGCTTTCGCAACTTCATTGTCTATTGACTCAACGCATTGAAACTTCCAATTGTCTCCGTATTCGTCCTTGTAAGCATCTACAACTTTAACGCTACTTTCATTAATCATTTGTCTTAAACTTTTTTTACCTAATTCCATATTTTCCTTTGTTTGGGTTACTTAATTGATAACTAACTGCATATCTTAATGCATCTAATGCGTGGTTATACTTATCTATTGGTGTCTCACTCTTACGTTCTAACCAGCAATAGTTGTTTAATTCTTTTATCAAATCTACAGAATTTTCGTCAATAATTAGTTCATAATCTCTAATCATTTCAATACCTTCCGTTATTTTATGTTTAACACACGGTACTACATTATTACCTTGATGTTTTAATTCTGTTATAAGTCTTGGTTCTGCATTATCCCCAATGATTAAATCACCCTTTGCAAAGTGATTGTTTAACCGTGCTAACTCTGATGTTACTAAATTGGTCTGATAAATATGCAGTTTGCAATAAATAACCTTATGAGTTTTATCTATTGACGTTTCTACAAGTGTTGTCGGGTCGTTACTGAATCCGTAATCTTGACCGAACACTGACCCATTATCATTATTGAATGGTCCTATCTTCCAATTGTTATAGATTACACCCTCAGCTTTATCTAACCAACCGCCAAGTATTGTGTGTTTATACTTCTCTGGACGTCGTTCTTTTATCGTTTTTATTTGATTTAAGAAACTTTCAGATAAGTTTGATATATTATCCTTGTACGTTGTATGAATGTACGTCGTATCACCTTTAACCGTGTTGACTCCTGCTTCAATCCCTTTCGATTCAAAAAACTTTTGGTAGATGAAATGTTCTTTAGTAGCAGGGTTAAGAATAAGTATTACCCTGTTTTGTTTTTCCTTATGTCGAATAGAATAGTCAATCTTATCAAACGTATCCTCATCGGTCAACTCTTCAGCTTCATCAAGTACCCATGTAGTAACACCTGCTAATGATTTTAGGTTAGCGGTTTGGGTTCCGCTCGATGTCTTAATACCTTTGAATAATATCTTTGAACCTGTTCTTAGATTTATTATTTCGTCCTTGGTAATATGAAAGTCTGAGTTCTTACCTAATAAATCAACTTTATCAATAAACTCAGGTATAATAGAGACGTGAGCAGAAGTAAGGGTATAACGTGTAAATAATATAACATGGTTTGATTCGTAGGTAAGGAGCAGTAGAAGTAAATTAATAGAATATGACTTACCACTACCCCGACCACCTGTAACAATGAAATATCTACTATCATTTGCAAATGCTTTATATTTCGGATTCAGTACTACCAAAACTGATTAAGTCTTTTAGTGTTGTTGTGTTAATGTTAATGTCAGATTCAACACGCTCTTTTGGTTTACCATATGAGTATTCAATGATAATCTTTGAAGCACTAATTTTGTCAGCATCCTTTGATTTATCACTAACTACTATATTAGCTAAGCATTGAACAGCATCTAATGAATAAGGCATCATTAAGTCTCTGATTCTGTTCTCCTCATCTTTTGGTTTACGACCTGCTCCCGGTCTCGCTCCTCCTGTTCCAGCCATTGATTTTGTATTGTTTATTCAATTACCCTAATAAAGCTCCTTTATCTTCATACGCATTGTACACTTGTTTTATCTTACGTAACATTTCGTTAAGACAAGAAGCACATGAAGTTGGTTGCTCGTTTGTTTTAAACACTCTGTTGTAAACTTTTAAGAATAGTATTTGGTCTGATGGTCTAACCTTAACATTCATCCTTGGAAGTAAGTTAGTAAGTGTTTCGTGTTCTAATTCTGTAAGACACTCCGGTGTTTTGTAAGGAAATAGTTTGTTTAGTTTCTGCTGTCTTTCTTTGCACCCACAATCCTCTCCTGCAATGAAGTTAACAACTTTATCTATCCCTGTTGCCTCTGTGAATTTAGCTACTGTATCGCCAAATCCTTTTGATACTCTTTTTGCCATATTTTAAGTTTTCTTTTACATTTTTTAATAGTGTGAAAAATCGAGGTGAGACTAATCGTTGTTTCCTTTTCTATTTCACGCATTGACTTACCGCTTCGCAAATATAGTAAAAATAGCTGTTGGTCAAACCACTCCCATTTCTTTATTTCATTTTCAACACTCTGATAGTATAACTCTATTTCATATGTTTTGTTGTTTTCATCTTCGGATAGGTCAACGAGTAGGTCGATGTCAACCATTGATATATCTCGTTTGCAATAGTCAAAGAAGATGTTACGAAGCATGATCCAAATGAATGATTTGGTTATTACTTGACCTTTGCCGTACTTGTGGAACCGTATGTACATATCCTGTACTATGTCTTCTGCTTCGGTCTTAGCTCCGAACCTTTTTACTATTCGTACCCATTCATCGTGATACTGTGCTACTTCTTTTAAATCCATGTGTATAAACAAAAATACCCTTACAACAATCGCTGCAAGGGTAGTAAACTATTTATTTATTTCTAATTCACTTTCAACTATATCAAAATAATTACCCATTTGACGATTAAATTCATAACCGTGTTTTTTAGCATCTTCGAATGTTGTGAAAGATTTAACTTCATTTTGAAATACTTCAACACCATTAGAGAAATAAGGAATTACTGTATATATTTTAATTACTTCCATAAATCTTCTGCGTATTTAACTATAAAATCTTTTTTTAGTTTTTCGATGTCTTCAGGTCTATAAAAACTATCAGGGTGTTCTGAGTTTCTCGTTCCATCAGCACGATAAAACTTAACGATACCATTAGGACATATAACTGCAATTTCTCTGTTCATTACTCTTTGATAAATGTTCCGTTTAAAGTTTTTCCTTTTCGATATTCAATAACTTTGAAGGCACGTTTTGCGCAAGCTTCAAGTGAGTAACCCATTTGATTAGCAAGTATTACAAGTGTGATGTAACTATCTCCAAGCGCATCGCTTGTCTCTGATATATCTCGCTTTAGTATTGCAGAAGATAATTCTCCAACCTCCTCCATAACCTTTGCGAGTTGTTGAAATTTATTGTCGGGGTTGTCTAAGTTACGAGCTTTAGCCCAATTTATTATTTCTCGTTCCATTCTTTTAAATATAAATCAATTAAAAATTTTGTCTTCTCTAAATCCTGTGCAAAGTTACCTTTCTTTCTGCATCTTACGATCCTTTTTATAATATCACTTTCCCATGCATTTAACCCTTGTTGCTCTGCAAATAGATATAGGCTTCCGTTATCATTATTGTAATAGCTCGGTGCGTTATCGGTAACTACTTCAAAGTAGTTTTCGATAGTGTCGAATTGATGTTCTTGGCCTTTGTCATTCATAATCCAAATATAGCTATTATCTTTTTTAATCACATCGTACACCTTGCCAAAAGTAACATTAGCAAAGTGTTTTTCTATACATCTTAACTTCATAAATTATACATTTTTGATATCTCTTCATTAATACCGTAATCAATTAGGTATCTTCTACCGTTTAGTTCTCCCCAATTTGCTTTATTGTATAAGTCACACATATCAATGTCAAGCTCTTCAATCAATCCTTTGACTAAATCAACATCTGTATAGTCAACTGAGTCGATAGGGTTGTAACGTTTCATTTTTATTATCCCTCGTTTGTAACTATAAAGTTCACCTAATATTCCAAGGTCTTTGTATTTATCCCAAAGGTTGCGCTCCTGTAAACATTGCAAGTACCCACGTAAACTGATGGGTACTTTAACAACATGATCCTTGAATATGAACACTACTCTTGTACTAACTTTAATTTTCATAATCCAAATTTAATAATTTACAATTAATATACGCATTGCGTGTATATGCGTGTTATAATTCAAATGCTTTTAACGATTCGGTAAAGTTACCGTTTTTTTTTAGTAGTCGTAACATTTCGGCAACAACTTCACGTGTTTCTTGTTGTGCGTCTAACTTTAAACGTAAGTTGAACACGTGGATAAACGATAGCAGTGAGCCTGTCCACAAAAAAGTAGTGTTAAGATTTAAGGGTAGTATAGTTCGTGCCTGTTCTTTGCTTACACCTAAACTGATTAATTGTTTATAAGCATTTTGACAAGCCTCTTTTACGTTATATTCAATCTCGTTACATTTCTCTTGCGTATCGTACGGTAAAGCCCCAGCACTGCCTTGTTTACTATCTTTGCTTTGCTCTCTCCATTCACTTATAAGTGTGTACGTATCACTGAAGTCAACATATCGACCGCTTATACTATTGGCACTCATTCCTACCTGGTGTTTAAACAATTGTCTTTCGACATATACGGGTGCTTGTATTCTAAACGTCAGTTGTGGATGTCTAAACACTGAGGTGTGTTTGTGCTTCACCAAATAGTTTATCAACCTACTATTCTGCTGCTCTGAATAGTTACTTGCCTTCTTATCAAACGACACTCTCGCTGCATCGCATACGGTCGCATCGTTACCGTATACTGATATTAACTCAATCTTACTCATAATTTTAATTAATTAACTCCCACAATATAAGCATCCGTCCTCATCTTCATCCGCTTCTGGATTGGTTTCTATTTCGGGATTAAGTTGTTTCTTCAACTCATAAATCTTTTGAAGTATGTCCCCATCGGCAAATAAATCGCCTGTTAACAATGCTTTTAATTGCTCTATTTCTTCTTTAATTTCCATCGTTATATTTATTATAATATGCTTTTCTAATTAATCTACCTACGTTAATAACGCCTTTTCTGTTTTCTCTACGCTTCCACCTGTCGATGTCAAACTCTATCGCTATCATCCAGCGATTCCTGTTCTTGTTGTTTCTTGAAATCATTGTATCTGAACTTTAATATTTTCTTTGAACTCATCAATCTGCTTGATTATATTACTATAAGTCTGAGCCATTGTTTCGTTGTTATTCTCTACAAAAGTATTGGCAAACCTTTCAACTCCATTAATAAACTGATTAATCGTGCGTTTAATTTCGTGTTTGTGAAACATATTGTCGCTTACATCATCCAAAGAATGTAGTGCGGATTGGCATAGCATCATTGCTCGTGCAACGTGACTGTAATATTCTATCGCCTGTTGGCGTTTAGCCTCACTTAAGTCAGCAAGGCTCTTAACGTCTTTCTTCATTTTAATCTAATATTTTAATTCGTTTCATTTGTTCCCATCCAGCATTAGTTGAATCAATAAATTGATGTGGCTTTCTGTTTTCATCCTGCGTTTTGAAGTTAACAGCTATCCAACGTGCATAATCATTATTTTTAACCAAACACAACTCACCAACTTCAGGAAGTTCAATTAGTCTTTCTTGACTGAAACCTTGTAAGGTATATTCGGTGAATGAAAGAAGATTACCATCAGAAAATCCATATACTTCATTATTTTCAAAATGAACTCCTATAGTGTAACATGTAATTTCCTCAATAATACCCCATCCATAGTTTATATGAAATACTTTATCTCCTACTTTAAACATAACTAAAATGGTGTTTCTTCTGTTTGTACTTTATTAACTCTCCACGCATCTATTGACGTGAAATACTTACCTTGCCACTCATTGGTCTTGAAGTTAAATAGTACCTCAACTTCTTGGTCAACCTTGTTGTACTGCAAGAACTTATCTACTTTCTCAGTTCCAAAGATACCGAACTTTACCGCTTGAGGATATTGGCCCTCGGTCTCTGTTACTACAAACTCAATCTTTTTGTTTGCTCCTACTTCAATCACTTCTAAAATGTTAGTGATCTTTCCGTTAAATTTCATTTCATTTTTGCTCATCTTCTTTTATTTTATTGTTTGCTATTCTAAACGCTTCCTTTACGCATTCCGTTACACTATACTTTTTCTTTTGATACTTTAATCGCATCCGTATCTCATCTATTGGGATGTCGCTAAAGTCAATTATCGATTTTCTCATACCATTTATTTATATATTCATCTTCTTTTGTTATTAACCAATTATAAAAATCACATCTGTACTTAGGTAGTTCGTGGGCATATTTACCAGTTTTATTTAACCCTCGAATCCTGTAACACGCAGTCAAATGTCGTGTTATTCTATTTATTTTGTTTTCTTTCGATATCATTTATATAAGTTTTATAATATTCAATTGCTGCTGCTGAGCGCTCTAACATTTCCTGTTCAAGTTGATAGTCACGTTCAATAGTTAACATTGTTACAAGGCTTTGAATCGGTGTATCTCGCACTCTGTGTAGGTCTTCGCTTTCGTAACCGATTAAGTCGCTTGGTGTGTTGACCATGCAGTATGCAAGTGCAGCACGTTCTACTCCGTAAAGATACATATAACCTCGTAATTGGTACTCATAATCTTTAATGTTAATATCGCTTGGTGTTGCCGGGAATGTATCAAAGGACCACGAAGTTTTAATGTCGATTATTAACTCAGGTGTGTAGATATCGCATTCTCCTGTTAATAGCTCGGTTGTTTTACGTTCTGTGTTCTTTTCGTAGTTAGTAAATAGAACATCGTTAAGTAGTTCAATCGATTGCTCTTCGCATTGTATCCCTTTAGTCACGTACTTGTTATTTAACTCAGTAGTATAACCGAAGTAGTCTTGCTTAGCAATTGACTTGATATATGACTTAGCTGTTTCGGACAGTGCCTCACTTTTACTTCGTGAGGCTGTCATTATTTTCGGAAGTGATGAACATCTGATTAACATAGCTCTAATTGTTTAGTAGTTAGTTCAAATTTCTCTTTTAACTTTTCCATTGTGTACTCACCTTTTCTAATCTTTTCAAGTGCAGCAGCTAACCTGTCATCTGAGATTGTTTCTTTACGTTTACCTGTTTGTTCACCACTTGCATCAATGTCTTTATCGGTAACAAGTCCTAACATAGACGAAAGGCAGTATCTTCTAAAGTATGTTATCGCACTACCCATAACTTGAAAATCGTTTTGACCTTTAAGCTGTACATTCATTGGGATGTCTGTTTTACTTTCAAGTGATTCACCGCTTTCAATGTGAAAAACGATAGTAACCATTTGATTGTCTTGAAGCAATTGCGTAAATCCTAATCCGTTCTTTTTCATTAATGGATTAATTACTTTGTAAATCGCTGTAAGGTCTGCATATGAATAGCCAAAACCTTGAGTTCCTTTGTGTATTGTTGGTACTTCCTGTTGAAAGTTAGCCAATGCTTTGTATAAATTTTTCATGATACAATTAATTTAACGTTGTTTTTCTTAAAGATTGTCATTTCTAAATCGTATTCAATCGAATCCCAATTTATGTTTAATTCGTCGATTAATACATCTTGTTCCATAGCTCCAAGTACAATATCATGTCTTGTTGAACTAACATACAAGAACTTTGAAGCATCGACCTTTCTAAGTATCAATGCTAATTTTCTTAGATTTGTTTTCATTTTGTGTTTTGTTTTAGTTATTTACTCTTCTTCTTCTTCATTCTCATCTTGATCA